TGAATGTTGAACGGCAATTCTGTTTGTTCGTTCTTAGAGGACATTTCCTCTGCGATGGTATCAAGGGCACGGGCAATGTCAACGTCACTGTCCATAGCGTTGTATTGCTGATAGCGAGTCATACGCGTACCAGCACCCTTCATGACTTGGGTGTACCAGCTAAAGTTCGAAATCGTAGTCTCGTTTGCGTCGTATGAATCCTTCGCAACGTAACCATCTCGAGCAGGCGCTGGTTTAATGATTTTGTAGTACTGAGTCCACTGTCCCATGTGTCTTCCTATGATATGTTATGCTTTATTTATATTGTCAAAAACTGCCGATCCTTAGATCGGCATGTTCATGAATGCAGCTAGCGAAGGTGAGAAGCCATCAGACGATGACATCTGGTTTCCTGTACGCTGACGAGTCGAGCTCATTTTGAAATCTTCCTTAGCCAACTCGAGACCCTTATCAGTCAAGTCAACCAACTTGGTCATCTTGTCCAGAATGTTTGTCAACAATGTTTCTTCAGCCGACTTAGAAGGTTCCTTAGCAGCAGGAGTATTTACAGCTCCGCCTGACGCTCCCTGGGCACCAGGAGCCTGAGTACCTGATGGGTTACTGACGCTTGGTGATCCTGTGGACGCAGGGGTCGCCTGAACGCCTTGAGCAGCCAATTGATCAGCAGTCAAAGCAGCACCATGGTTGTTCACCAAGCCTAGATTGTCTGTGCCAGTATTTGTCGCAGTACCTTGGACAACATCGTTGCCAGCAGCTTTAGCATCATCGGCACCATTCTTCTTGTCACGAATAGCTTTCTTCTTCTCGCGCTCTTTACGTTCCTTAGCTTCCTTTTCGTTGTCGAAGTTCGAGAACTTATTGTCCTCAGCAGCGAAGCCAAGTAGTCCACCCTTTTCAGACTCAGCCTTCATCTTAGCGAAGCCTTCTCTTGCAGTCTTACCACCAGCCCAATCAGGAATCAAGTCGATCATGCCACCAATAAGGTCGGATCCAACTTTGATTACGCCTTTCATCAAGCCAGCGCTAACGAACTGTAGTGCCTTCCAAAGGCTACGGATGATCGATTGAACGATACCACCGTCGCCACCTTCGCCAGTGAACGCAGCAATCCAAGTCGATGGGCTCATCACATCAACGATTGCGCTACCGATGAAGCCCATGATCTTCTTGAACGACTCGTACAACATTGGCACAGCCTTGTTGTACAAGAATTCAGCAGCGGTTTCCATGTAGTCACCAAGGACTGCAGCACCATCCGTTGCAACGTCATTCAATAGTCGAGCAGTACTGTCAACCGGGATCAGACCAAACGAAATAGTATTTAACGCACCAGCAATGCCTGAAGAAATTTTCTGGGCAGAGGTTAGGGCATTTTTCTTAGTGTCAACACCAAAGATTTCTGCAGCACGATTCACACCATCGATCGCTCCGCTGAACGCTTGAATACCAGCGACTGCCAAGCCAATGAATGGAAGAGCTTTCGAACCCAATGCCATGATGCTACCTAGGCCTTTGCTTACAGCACCAGTCACAGCACCACCAGCTCCACGAACTGCGCCGCCTACCAATGAAGCACCGGCACCACCAGCACGACCTAATGCACCAGCGGTACGAACAGGAGCAGAGTTGCGAACACGATTTGCAGCACGTTCACCAAAGCCATTGATCGCATCGACTGTTTGAGTGCGACGTTCTGACACTGCAGTGCGAACACGGCTCGTGATTGCTTGACGGCGACGTCCACCACTTTCAGTTGCACTGTCGATACGGTCTGCTAGAGTGCGACGACGCGGCGGTTGTGGAGGACCGACAGGACGATTTTGAACCATCTCACGATTGATACGTAGACGTTCTTGCAAAGCTTCGGAGCCAATGCTACGACTGTTCTGTGCTTGACGACCTGCATCTGTACGATTTTGTTGACCAGCAGCACGGCGAGCTGCGATGTCGCGAGCTGTTTGTTGCGGGTCAATCGAATTTGTTTCATGACGATATTGCTGTTCGGTCCAACCATTCTTCTTGGCCATTTGCTGAACTTGTGATTCAACACGAGTAGGACCTTGAACGCTATCGCCTGGACGATTACGATGTGGCGAACCAGGAACATTAGGACCATCGCCGTTAGGGCCATGAGGAGGTGTGCCAGGGACGTTAGGACCGTTTGGTCCATGTGGAGCATCAGCGCCAGACATGTCATTCGGGATACGAGTCTTCTCAGCAGGCTTAGCAAAGTGCTTGAGCAACAATGCCCCGATACCAAGCACACCAACCATGATTTTGACTAGTGGGCTTTCTAGGATGCGCATGCCAGATTCGATCTTAGCTGATGCTTCAGCTACGCCTTCTGGAACGCGACCAAGTGCCTTGTTTGCTTCCTTCTGTTCTGGACTGATTGCGCGATCAAGATTAGCACCACGCATATTGTCTTCGATGCCTTGAACCGAAGTGGTCAAGCTATCAGTAACGTCAGCAAGCAAGCTGTCATTGATGTCGCCTGTGCCTTGAAGGTTATCCTTCTTAGCAGCAAGTTCTTTAGCGAAGTCTGCCATGAACTTAGCGTTCTCTGGATCCTTCAGTGCGCTACGACCACGGCGCATGATGTCTGCAGCTTTCTCGCTCTTAGCAGCATCGATGCCAAGTAGGGAGCCAGCAGCCATCACTTTACTACCGGACTCAATACGTTCGGTAGTCTTTTGATTCTGCATTGTTTGGAATGACTTGATGACGCCTAGAGCAGCTTCATTGGTCAGACCCATGGTGATCAAACGTTCACGTTCAAGGTTGATGCTACGCATCAATTGGATACGTGCTGTCTTGTTCAACGATCCCATGATCTTCATGGTGTCTGTGTCGTTTAGGATCGCCTTAGTTTGCATCGCAAGAGCTTCGATCGATTCGCCAGTCATTGCACGAAGATCTTCAAAGATCTTGATTTGTTCATTGGCTGATGCCGCCATCGCTTTGCGATTCTTTACATCAACACCGGAAAGGAATGCTGCTTCGTTTAGAGCTGCACGAGTCTTAGCGGCTTCTTCTGTGGTCAAGCCAAGTTGCATCAATTGGATCTGGGATTCTTTCAACGAGTCGTTGAAGCCTTTGAAGCCCATACGAGCAACAAGACCAGCGTTCTCACGATTGATACGAGTCAAAGATTCAAGCGAGATGCCTAGGTCGATCGCAGTCTTCGATAGTGAAATGAAAGCTCCACCGAAACCAGCAGAAGCAGTCTGCCAGAATTGAGTGTATGCTTGCTTCGCACCCATCGCGATTAGGCCAAGGGCACCTGCTGCAGTCGCAGCTTCCTTCACAAAGCCTGCGCCGATCGCATCAGTCGCTTTCGACAAGCCATCTCTCAAGCCGTTCGATACATTATGTAGCTGATTGAATGATGTCGAGGTGCGACGGATCGATGTACGAATGATCGTAGCGTTCTTCGCTTCATCGTCTAGTTGTTGAGCAGCACGAGCGAACTCTTGCTTGCGGATCATCTCTTGAACTTCTTCCGAGAGGACCATCTCAGAGTTTAGTTTCTTGATCGCCTTCTGCAACTCATTGTGGTCGGTAATGCTCGACAACGATTGTGCGTTTGCATCTTTAAGGATGTCACCGTATTGGGATAGGAACTTACCGGTCTCTTCAAGCTTCTGTTCTAGGAATTCGATCTTCTTACCAGCGTTCGCCATCGACTGTCCAAGGAACGAATGTCCACGGATGTTGCGATTGATTTGAGCGACCAAGTCTTGTTGGGCACGTTCGCTTAGACGTTGGTTCGCAATCAGGCCTTTGGCTGCATCATTTTGTACACGGTATAGGTGTTCAAGTGATTGGCCAGTGGAGCTGAAGCCACGACGTAGGTCACGAATTTCTTTGTCAGTAAGGCTTAAGAGATTGTTTAGGCTCTTAAAATTCTTTTGTGTTTCTTTTAGATCGAGTTCGCCACCACGTTGAGCACGGCCACCCGATGTAGAACCAGGGCGACCAGTGCCGCCTAAGTTATCAACTTTGTCAACCAGTTGATTGATTGCACGGCTCAAGTCACTGATGACTCGGCTCATATCTGGTGTTCTGTCGCTGCTCGCCATTTGCTATACCCTATGAGAGAAATTAGTCTATGACCTATTTATTGAATTTCAGTCACTTTAAAATTTGATAAATACCGCTATGGCAAACTCAAACCACAAGACATCTGCAAGTCGCGATAAGAAAACTCCCGTTGAGGATTTGATATTCGACCCTAAGAAGATGACGTTCAATGACTACGTTGCGCAGAACGCAATGATGATGCTTCCGGGCATCAATGAAAAAATGTTAACAATGGGAGGATTGCACCTAGGGCTTCTTCCACCTTTGGCTAGAGAGTATTTCGTACGATGGTTGTTCGAAGTCAACAGGCGCCGCCTGGAACAAGGCTTGGAGCTGATGGTGACATACAACATCATTAAGCAGTGTCCGCTTTGGAAGATTATTCCTATGCCATACCGAAACATCAAGATGACGAAAGAGTCTACAGCTGCATTGGCTGCTTTGGTACCGCCAGAGAAAAGACTCAAATTTCACGCCATCAAATAAAAAATAAATATAGCAGCAACCACACAATTAAGGATATTCATATGGAACAACTCGCTCCATCAGCTAATCCGCTGATGCAAAAAATCAAACTACCAGGTCGTATCTTCCGCCTACCATCAGGTGGTTACCTCTACAAGAACGGTGAGCTATCCGATACTTGCAAAGACGGTGAGGTGCATGTTCGCCCTATGTCAGCACTAGCAGAAATCAAGATCAAGAACCCAGACATGCTATTCTCGGGTCAGGCTGTTCGTGAGATTCTGGCTGAGTGTGTTGAAGAAATCAAGAAGCCAATGGAGCTATTTGGTCGTGACGTGGATGCCCTAATGTGCTTCCTACGTGTTGTCACGTATGGTCCTGAGTTCCGTATTGAAGCGGATCATGGTTGTGAGAATTCGAAGGCTCATAGCTACGCTATCAACATCGAAGCTATCATCAATTCGATTCGTGAATTGGATCCTACTACGATTGGACAACGCTATTCGGTACCTATGCCTAATGGTCAGATTGTGACCTTGGATCCGATTCGCTTTAAGACTGTCGTGGAATTGATGCAAGCCAACAATAAAGATTTGCCGACTGCTGAAGATATTCAAGTCAACATGATTAACAACTTGTTGAACATGATTGGGGATGTCGATGGCATTACTGATCGTGCCATGATTGAGGAATGGGTTCGTAGTGTTCCTGCTCCTTACATCGGTGCTATCGCAGGTGCATTGGATACATCGAATGAGTGGGGTCCTAAGTTTGAGCAAGACGTCGTTTGCCAAGATTGCGGCAAGATCATGACTGTTGAATTGCCTCTGAACCCTGTAAATTTTTTTTCCGAATAATCAAATCTGGTGACATGAATCAATCGGCTGCTTACATTGCTCAGTTAGGCAGGGAAGCAGCCAATATCATTGACACCGCCGGTGAATTGATCTACTACATGAGAGGTGGATTGAGTTACACCGAGGTCATGAACATGAGTGCAGGTGAGCGAGAAGCCATGGCTAACATGATTAATCGAGCTATGAAGAACGCCAAAGATGACTCACGTACCGTGATCGCGCTTTAATTATTCGACATACAGAGATACGTGGATTCATTTCACGTATCGCTTTCGATCGCCAGATCGAAAACCAGTGACACCCATCTCATAAAGCTTCTATCGGATTTGTATCTGATCGATTTCGCTATCAACTCGCTCCGCTCGTAAGAAGAGGTCATTGCTGTCGCAACTCCCTCTTCTATTTCTTTCTACCTCTTTCCATAGATACAAATGCCTATTTTAGGATTGGTATAGAACCTCTGGGATACCCTAGCGCTGCAAAGCGCCGATCACAAAGTTTTAGCAACAAAAACTATTGTTTGGTTTCACTCTTCAAGTCTTTCGACTAACCTGCCCAGGTACTGCTTTACCAGGAATTTGAGTGGATCTGCATAACAGTGACGCATACCAAGTAGAACTATTAACCAAAATTCGTTCTACTTCCGCAACCAATCTAGTGGTTACATCTGGGGAATTTATAAGCTTGAAGCTGCAAAATGCTTTTACAGTTCGAAGGATATAAACCAAGCGATCATCAGAAGGACATTTGGATGATTCTTTGAAACGACGATTATGGTTCCTATCGCGTACCTGGGATTGTTTATGGTTATTGTCGCTCATAGCCGACGCACCAACGGGCTGGTTATTGACTCGCAGACCCCGAAACTTTATTTTTGAATATGAGTAAACGGAAAAAGCTCATGACGTTTCCATCATGAGCTTTCTTAGATTAGGCGCGTTGCTGGCGAGCGGCCTTCTTCAACTGCTTGTAAACACCTTTTTCGCTGTTTGGATTCACCATGACGGAACCAGCGTGGTACACGACTAGTGGCAGTTTACCTGTCACGTCCTCTGGACCTTTGCCTTCGTTCTCTGGATTTGCTACCAGTACGAACTTCTTGGAGTTGCCAAGGGTCTTGGTGCTGAACGGCTCAGTTGCCATTGATTTTGCGATTTTACGTAGCTGCTTAGCGGTCTTTGAATTCATTGAAGTCTCTCTTTATTATTTTTATATGGTACCGTTGTAACGCGGATTTTTATCAGTATCGATGTGTTCGACATTATAACCAAAGTTTGACTGGTACAGCAGAATTTCCCAGCGGTCAATTGTGGGTGCTCCTGATTTACCTAACTTAGGTCGCAATATCATGTACTTGAAATCACCTTTGCGCATGTTCTCAATGTAGAAAGGTTCGAACCCTCCAACATCGATCTTATGAACAGAATTTACTTTGTAATTTCTTGCACGGCTTGAAGTTGCTGCTAAATACTTTTCAGTATCGATCAGCGTGATTTCAAATAGACCATCGCAAAAATGAACAGAGCGATGGCTAATGATATGCGGATTCGGTAAACGCTTCGTAGTCCTATTTTTCAAGTAGAACTTTTCGACTGCATCCAGCAACCGCTTGTACATAAACGAATTCATGCCAAAACAGTTTTTCACGCGCTCGTCAATCCACTCCTTTGTCAGGAGGAAAACACCGTTGTCGATGTTACGAGCAATGAGAGGAGCGACGTGGCTTTCAACATCAGCGTACGTTTTGTACGTGACTATGACTTGCTTTGCAAGATCGTCGAAATGATTGGAAGGTCTAACGATATCCGTACGATATGGAGCAGTACTCTTGTCCACATCGACGGAGTGATTATACACTTGTTTTGGCGTAACCATACAAAATTACTTCATCCAAAACGCTGGATGTTTGATCAACTCTTCGAGCTTGCAAACCTTCAAACCTTCGAGGATCGTAATGAACTGCACATCGGCTGGCAAAGTGACGTCAGACTCAACAGCAACGTATATAGGAGTGTTATTGAATTTGAAGATAAGGATACCGCGCTTATCCACTTTCGCAGCGTCTAGGGCGGCCTCCTTCATCCAGGCGTAAATGTGCGATGTACCGAACAGTGCTTCCATACGCTCAGCATCTTTGTAGAACTTACACTCCACAACCCACTCAAAGCGAGGATTACCTTCGACACATTCGTTCGTTGGGACAACGTCACCAGTGAACAACGCAAGAGTCAGCTTGCTATAGTCGCCCGCAGTCTTGGCATTCATCCCACCGACGATTGCCCCAGACATTTGACTCTTCTTGAATTTGAGTGGTGCTAGAGCTGTGGTAAGGATCTTCGATACCTTCAACTCAAATGCACCACCCTTTGCTTTGCCGTTAACTCTCTTCTTGGCGACTTTCTTTTCTTCTGTCATGATCTTTCAATTCTTGGCTGTACTCTTGTACAATCAGAATCTCAGGAAGAATAGTCATGGCATCCAAACGTCTAATATCGTAATCGCCTATGTCATACGATAATGTGATGTGAGGTTGGTACGATGGAAAGTCATGTGAAGCTCCTTCCCACTTCCTCAAGAAGTTATGCCGAGCATGCATCTCTGGGCAATCGATCTTGAGGACCAGACACCGAGTCGGAGACCCAGTGCCGTACATGTCATTACGCGTCTCAAAGACGTCGAAGCCAATGGGCTTCGCAATCCAAGGAGAAAGTAATTCGCGTTGTGGTGGAACGTTTTTTAATGGCTTACGACTGTACACGACCGTGCTATGTAGTTCGCTCAGGTCGATTGGGTTAGGCACACTGTAGAACTGTGCCATGTAACCCAATGTACTGATTGTCTCTTCCGAAAATCTAACTGCAACAAAAGTTCCGTTACTGTGATTCATGATATTTATACGACCTCAATCCGATCAATCGCACTGAAGCCATTCTCAAACTTAACAGTCATTTCGCGATCAAAGCGGCCAACACATTCTGGACGGTGACTGATCACCCAAATACCCAGATTCTTTTCTTCAGACGATTTCAACTTCACTGATCGGATGATTGCCTCAACACCAAGTGCATCCATCGCACCGGCATCAACCTCATCGACAACCAGAATGTTCACACCAGTATGCAAGTGCTGCAGCATGTCACGGAACGCCATGGACAGAGCTAAGTTTAGGCGCTTCTTTTCGCCACCAGATAGATTTCCATAGTCCAACTCCCTGCCATACTCTGAGATGGTGCAGGACATGTCAGGATTGAACGTGACGATATGCGGCAAGCCTAACTGCTTAGCATGGTAGAAAATCTGCTTATTCAGGAACGGAACAGACTTGTTGATGATCTTCTTACGAATGAACGAATTCTTATCAACCAACAGTTTCAGAAGGAACTTCTGGTGTTCGAGCTCAGACTTCATTGCGTCAAGCTTCGTGTAGTCAACGACCACCTCTGCTTCATTCAACAGTTGCTCATACGCTTCCAAGTGTGGATTGGTACTCGCTTCAGCCGTCTTGATTTGCGATTGAACACCAACGATATTTGCCTTGTCAGACAGCAAAGCATTCAAGCTTGAGTAGACCAATTGACCAGCAACTTCAACACGTTTGGCTTCAGCTTCATCCCACGATGCTTGTGATTCATCCTTAGCAACTTGGAACTCTGCAACTTCGCTTGTGAACGATGTTACCTTAGCTTCAAGTTCATCGATCTTGACCTGAGCATCGTTGAACTTCTGCAGACAGTATGGACACTTTGCATCGCGCAAGTGCGTCAACTCTTCGGCAGCTTTTTTGATCTTCGATTCAAGAGCTTTGATTTGGGTATTGGCTTCAGAGACCATTGCACGATGGTCACGTTGGATCGCAACCAGATGATCGTTTTGCTTGTGCAATTCTTCTTGAGCATCGAAGTCGATAGTCGAAATCTTTTCAGCATGAGCCTTCAAGGTTTTGATCTTCGCTTCTTTATCGGCTTCCCACTTCACGATGCGTGCTTCAGCATCGGCAATGTGTTTGACGTGGAGGGCTTTCGCCTTCTCTTGCTGTTCGGTCAACGTTTGCTGAACGGCAATGTCCTTTTCAAGGTTCTGATTGAGTTGCTTGAGGACAACAGCTTTCTCGGACAACGTGGTGATCTTGAACATCTCTTCGATGATGGTACGCTGTTGCGATAGTGGCATGTCGAAGAATGGTTGGTCACCACCTAGGAACACGACAGTACGACGGAACAGTTCGAAGCTGATGCCGATAATTTCAACGATTGCTTTGTTGATGTTGTCGATTGAGTCTGGAGTTTTGTCTTCACCGTTGACGTACAGCTTGGTGTCTGGATCGGCACCACGTGAACGAACGATTTTGTAATCGATGCCATTGACTTCAAAGGTCAATGTGACGACCATGCTCGTGTGTTTCGAGTTGTTGGTCGTGTTGATGAGGCGTTCCTTGCTGATCTTCTCAAGTGGAACATTGTAGAGAGCGTAGCAGATTGCGTTAGCGATCGTGGTCTTGCCACAACCGTTCGCTCCGCCACGATCAATGTTCTCACCGAGGATCAGCGTGGTGCCTACTGAAGAAAGATCCACGACTTCGGTTTTGTTACCGAAGCCTAGGAAATTTCGAATGGTTAGTTCTTTTAAAGTAAGTGACATTAGAGTTGTTTATAAAGTGCAACGAGTTTGTTGTTATCTATCGATTTAATTTCCGACAAATCCAAGAGGGAGTTGACGACGATTTCATCGATTGATTGGGACTCATTTACCTCTTCATCGGACATGGTGTTCTCTAGCGCGTCCTTCTTTTCAGCATAGTTTTCTTCGAGTTTGAATTCACGGAACTTGTATTGATCCTTCAATGTCTCTTTGATAACTTGAGCTTCGGAGTAGGTGATTTCTAAATCATTCACGCAGATAACTCGCATACGCTCGTTTGGTGGCAGTTGCCATTCATCGGCGAGAGCTTTGCTCAATGTCGTCTTGAGGTAGGTGGGTCCAACCCAATCCTTAAAGTCAACCACATTTGTCGTATGGTCGTAGATCATCATGCCACGTTGTGTGTCACCAGAGTCGCCGAAGTCCATTGGGAAGGTATTGCCAATGTAGACGACGTTGTCTTGTGCTTGACGCTTGTGGAAGTGACCTGAGAAGATTTGCTTTTGGTTCTTAAACAACTTGTGATCCGGTCCATGTTCAAGGACCATGTTGTAGCCAGTGATCATGAAGTTACGGAACTCAAAGTGGCCTGCGAACACTGGGATGTGGCTGTACTTAGCCAACCCTGCATATTCTTCTGGGAACAGGAACGGTGAGAATAGGATTTTGTCTTCAACAACAATCGGCTCGCTGACGAGTTGAATGTTTGTGAATTCTCCGAACACTTCCGTGGAGAAGATTTCACGAGTTGAACGACGATGCAGGTCGTGGTTACCAACTACGAAGTAGATCGGTAACCCTAGTGCATTGAGCTTACGCAAGGCTTTGTAGGCCATGGTAAGGGTCATAATGTTGATTGTAGCACGATTTTCAAAGAAGTCTCCTAGAAAAGCGAGGTACGTAATGGAAGGATCCTTACGTACCTGCTCACAGAACCAATCGATGAAATCGGCACAATCCGTATTATGAAGAATATCGGAATTACGACGACCGAAGTGAATGTCGGTGAAGTATGCGCCTTTTTGAATTGTCATTGACTACCTGAAATTAAAACGTGAGAAGTGAATTAACGATCTTCTCTTTCTTTTCTTTTTGTTCTTGACGTTTTGATTTCTTCGCTTTTGCTTCGTCTACTTTCTTTTTATAAGGGTTCGATTCAGGCACACGGGCTTCGTTAGCAGCACCGCCTGCAAAGTAATTTACATCATCAGAGTTACGATTCGAATCCATGAATGAATGCGAAGCGTCTTGGCCGGCTTCAACTAGCAAAGTGTCTCGGATGAAACGTTGCTTCTTTTCGTCCAACATGTACTGCAAGAAAGAATTCTTAATCGCAGTCGTGTAGAACGCAAATGGGTTCGATGATTTTTCAGGATTGAATTTTAAAGCATTCTGGACTAGGTTGATCAGCGCAGCTGACACCATGTCCTCGCGGAAGGAGTAACCATTGAAGTTTGCTTTACGTGAGTAACGATCCGTAAGCAACATTAGCATCCGTGCTAATTTGTCTGTTATCTTACCATGCTTCTTCGCCTCCAGGACGGCTGGGAGCAAATCCGCATTAGTCAAGTAATATTTTGGAATGCGCTTCTTAGGCATTACAATCGCAAGTTCTTTAGGCTCTTCGCCAAAGAGTTGCTCAGGTGTTTCGATATCTGGAATGGTAACAGGACCAGATTTGTTTGGGGTGTTCTTCACTGAATTTGGAATAGTAAATTCAGCTGGAACCTTAGTGATTGGTTGAAATGATTCGTGTGTCATGGTGGGATTTAATCCTCTTATTATGTTGATGATTATACTTCAAGGGACAACAGGCGTGCATCCCTTGCGTGATATTACCAGCAAGAATGAGCGCAATTTTGTGAATAGGAAATCCAATAAATACTATTTATAAGTGAGATAAACCCACCATGACAGTTAAAATTATCCTCGAGAAAAAAGGCAAAGCCATCCCTACGAAGCAGGAGAAAACTGCCGTCGTTATCATCGGGCGCTTCCAACCTCCTACACTCGGCCACGCCACCCTTATCAACGCTGCAAAGAAAGCATGGCGCGAAAATAAGTACGACGCGGTCATCGTCTTCATCGTTGAAGGCAAAGAAACCAGCAAGGACAAGAAACATAATCCTCTCACTGGCGAACAACGAGAATACTTCCTCAAACACTCCACTTACAGCAAAGGCCTCCGCTTCGCAGTAGTCGGCAGCGCCTTCGATGCCTTCATCAAGTGCCGCGAACTAGGCTTCGAACCAATGTGTGTTGTTGGTGGCAAGTTCGTTGAAGGCGAGAAGGAAGAAAATCGTGCTGAAGGCTACAAGAAGATGCTTGACAAATACTTCAAAGACGAAGATGGCGAACCAATCGAACACAAAGCGGTAGTGCTTGAACGTAGCCAGAACGGCGAAGGTGTTCAAAGCATCAGCGGCACCACAGTACGTGCTGCAGTCCTTGCGGATCGCTACCACGACTTCGCTGAGATGGTTGCTACATCCTCTGAAAAGGTTACCAAGAAGATGTTCGCTGAACTTAAAGCAGCATTGACTGCAAAAGAAAAGGATGAAGAATAATGGCAGACTTACTTTACGCAGGTAAGGATCCAAACACTGGCAAAGAACGTTACCTGAATTCGGCAACGAACATGTACACTTTGTCAGACGAAGCTCCTTCACAAGCCGTGCTTGACTCTACAAATTCAAAGTTGACGTTCGATAAACAAGATCCTTCATCCGGTCTTTTCATCTACAAGAACAATGACACTGGCAAGAATGTGTATGCGCCAGAAAAGATTCCAACCTCAACTATTCCTCCGCGTGTTGCTGAGGACTCAACCACGCCTTCGCAAATTCGTGGCGAACTAAACGAGATCCCTTTACCAGGAGGTGGCGTAGCGAAGGTACTAACTGTACAATCTGATGACCTATTTGCAAAGCTTCCAAACGCGTCTAACATCGCAATCCCTTCTGATCCTCAAAAAGCAGCAGAGCTTGCAAGATCACTCGGTGGCATGGGCGCTACGAATCTTGCACTACCACAGTCTGGCGCAAAACAACTCGTTAAGCCAAACTTTACCACTGATGATTTCAAGCTTAAACTTACTTCGAAACAATCTGGCGATACCGTAGTCTTCCATGTCTCGCCAGTCATCGATGAATCACGTTCAGCGAACTATGAACACGTTGCTCCTGTGCACCACCCAGGTACCATTCAAGTGTACAAGAACTCAGAATCTCGCCAGTTCAATATCAGCGGCAAGTTCATTTCTCGTACCGCAGCCGAAGCATCACAGAACATCGAGTTCCTAAACTGGATTCGTGGTTGGGTCATGCCATACTACGGCCAAGGTACAGCCGGAAGTTCAGAGTCAAATCGTCTTGGTGGTCCACCAGATATTTTGGTCCTTGATGTGTACGGTGACAAGAACATCACGAACGTTCCTGTGGTGCTTACAAGCTATCACTGGGTCTATCCAGACAACGTCGATTACATTCCATCAGCCGAAGGTATTCCATTCCCAGTGATCATGGATGTCTCGCTCTCAGTGATCGAATCGTATTCGCCAGAACAGTTCTCGAACTTCGACTTAACCGCGTATCGTTCAGGCGATATGTCAGCAGCCTATGCATTCGCTTCAACACCAACTGGTTCGATCGTGTTGCCTGATGCTGATGCATTGTCAGATGGCCAAGCGGACTACGAAGCGTTGATCGATAAAATAACAGATGGAGATTGGTAATGGCAACAAATAGCGTATTCACAAAACACTCTCGCTACACTCATGGCGGCACCACCGAAGTTGATGGTAAGTTCCTTGAGTGGTGGGATCGTCGCACCTTTGGTCTTGATGATTCGGACGTGTTCATCACGTTGGATCGTGCATATGAAGGTCGCCCTGATAAACTCGCTTCAGTCTTCTACAACGATTCAAGCGTATGGTGGTTGATCCTTCAGTACAACAATATTCTAGACATCACCGATGAATTTGTTGCTGGTACTCAACTCCGTATGCCAACAAAGGATCGTCTTGAACGAGACTTGCTAAACGGCAAATCTGGCGGCGTACCATCAACCAAGATTCAACCTACTATTATTGGTCCGATCGTTAAATAAGTCCAATTTTCCCATATGCTATTGTTTGATAAATATTTCATTCATCCATAACAATAGCATATGTCATCTCCTCCAAATCCATTAGACAAGTACCAATCGTACAGCTACCATCACTTCATTATTGCCGCAAACAATACTGAGGTGCTGCGTCAGATTGAATCCCACGAAATCAGCTTCTCAAGTCTGTCACGTCTAAAGCACGGTGAAACAATTCCGGGCGGTGATGGATCAGTTGTCATGATCGTCAACTCAGCAGTCGATTCAAAATTCTACATCGAGACCCTGAGCTATTCAGCGGTCTACGTTTCCATCGCAGACTCCACCGCAAAGCTAACCCAAACGACTGAAGTTGATATGGTCGTTAAGGAAACCGGCGGCGCAAACTTCATCAACTTCCTACGTGATGTCAGCGACACTCACTTGAAGACTAGCTACAACTCAGTCTGCTTCCTACTCAAGACTTTCTTCGTAGGCCATGAAGCTGATGGCTCAACCACAACGTACCCAACCGAACCTATCACGCTAGTCCTTACCAATATGGACTCGTCGTTCGATTATTCTGGTGGTGTACACCAAATGAAGTTCCATGGCATGTCGAATGGTGCTCCACTTCAAAACGATCAGATGCACTACGTAGATCGCAACTTGAACCTGGTGACCAGTGAGAACAGTCTGTTGCTGAAAGATTTGATTTCGGACCTTGAGAAGAAACTCAACACTCGTCTTGACGAGCAATGGAAGCTTGTGCAGAAATCTTCTGGCGGTAATGGTCGCAAGGTACGCTACAAATTCACGATGCCAAAAGACTGGGAGAACTACAAAGTCAAGTCAACCAGCAAAGACAATTACATCGAACGCTTGTTCGAAAAAGAAAAGCAAAAGGTCGAGAAAGATTCTGACGCGAAGAAGAACGAAAGCCAGCAAAGCAAGCCAGGCATCGAGTCGGATCGTTTCAAGACCAACATGAACACCTCGGTGAACACCACAGTGACACAGATCCTTTCAGAGATCTTTAAGCACTGTGATGAGATTCAAGCCGCATTCGTAGGCAACGCGAAGGCAAACGCGTCGACTGTCAACCTACCAAAACTTCACCAAGTGGTTGCGTCAATCACAAGTGACAAAGAAGAGTTGGTTGTCCACTTTGACATCTTGAACTATTACTTGCCACGCCTTCCTACAAAGGATCAGGAGCAAGTAATCAAGAAGGTCACTGAAGCAAATCGTGATGCGATCAACGCAGCCACTTTCGATAAGTATGGCATCACGTTCGATTACATCTTCACTGGTGCGAACTCTGACATTCTTGCTCTTGACATTAAGGCCAACCATACCAACATGATTCTGATTGGCAATCAAACTGGTATTCAAAAGGCGACTGGCAACATGACGTCGACGAATGATTCGGTCCAGCAAGCTGCTGATGATCAGAACAAAGTCAAGGTCGAAGGTAAAGAGGCAGAAACGATCCTGCCAATGCGAAAGTATGACGCGGTGTTTCTATCATCTGCCCCGGCTGATGCGCAACGTGGCTTCATCTACGCCGCTCCTGATTCTGCTGAGCTTCGTACCAAGTACATCAACGCGTTGGCACTATTGGCGGCGAGTACTTCAACGAATATGCACGTGGTTGTTCGTGGTAATCCAGTGTTTATGAATCAAGTGATTCGTCCATTGTTCCCACACAACGATGTCGACTATGAAGCAAAGCTTCGTGCTGTTGAAGCAGAGGCATTTGAGAAGGCTACCAAGAAGGAAGGCGACTTTGATCCAATCAAATCAGCAACCTACATGGGTGTAGCTTCAAGTCACATTCCACAGTACGTGAAAATAAATATCAAGACACCTACCTACAACGAGGCTGGTGAGGTAACAGGCTTTGAAGATTTCTGGTACAGAGGTCGCTACCGTGTTACATCAATCAAGAACAATTTTATTGGCGGCCAATTCACTCAAGAGTTGTATTTGCTACCATATGACGCACAAGGCTCGACATGATTCCACATACACATAATCCCGAATCGCTTAAGGGTTTACAGAACGTCAACTTTACCACGATTGGTATTGTTGAAGACACGAACGATCCTGCTCAATTGGGTCGTTTGAAAGTGTACTGCCCTTCAATCGATCATGAGGACCACAACGTCGATGATCTTCCATGGACGATGTACGCGTCGCCATTTGGTGGCACTATCAAGAACATGAAGGTTGGTCCTGAAGAAGACACATTGTACGGACCAACTACGTACGGCATTTGGGCAGTGCCAAAACAAGGGGCAACTGTTCTTGTACAGTTCCTCAATGGCAACACTAACTATCGTGTATGGACTGCTTGCTTGTATCCAGCAATGTCTAATCGCGGTATGCCAGGTGGACGTGGCTATGACATCACGCAGTCGAAGCCATATCCACCAGGACCATTCTCCGACTCATACGAAGAAATGCAACCAGCCAAGCGCAATCTTGCTGAAGCTGGATTAGACAAACAACACTATTTTACAAGAGGCGGATATGAACGTCAGGTTGCTCAAGCTAATACGGACAAAGATGGCTCCGATGGCTACGCTAAGAATCCTAATAAAACAAATCCTAAGGACCTAGATCCTCAGGGCTATTGCATCGTCACTCCAGGCCGTCACTTCATTTCGATGCAAGACCAACCAGATTTCTGCCGCGTTCGTATCAAGACTACCACTGGTCACCAGATCATCATGGACGATACCAACGAACGTATCTACATCTCGACCAACAAAGGCAAGTCGTGGTTTGAAATGGATACCGATGGCCACATTCACTTCTATGGTGCCGCATCAATCTCGATGACGACTGACGCAGACTTCAATGTCACTGCAGTTGGCAACATCAACATGGATGCTGGTGGTTCGATCAACATGAAAGCTGCTGCGAATATTAGCGCAACGGCTGGCGCGACAATCAACCTTGACGCTGGTTGCAGCACACTAGTCACATGTGGCGATAACTTTGAAGCCAACGCTTCGACACTTGCAAACATCACTTCAGGCTCAGACTTGAACCTAAAGGGTGGTGGTAAGGCGAACATCTCTGGCTCCCAAGTCCACCTAAACACCGCTCCGGCCGCTACAGCGGCGAAGGCGGCAAAAGCAGAAGCACCTGGCATTGTTCCTGAACACGAGCCTTGGGGACGTCCTAAGAGCGACCAGGAACGCAACAAGTATTGGAAAGCATAATGAAACTATTTGAACTATCAGGAATTAAAGATTACGCAAAAATGTCAGGCGGTCTTCTGATCAAGATGCTTATCCGTAAGGGTGTCATCAAGAAGACTCTTGGCAAAGGAACATATGGCATGGCCTTCGAACTATCAAGTGGCGAGGTCCTCAAGGTCTGGGCCAACGATGGTGGCTTCGAAGAGTATATCAAGTACTGTTCGAAGAACCAATCAAACCCTTACTTGATCAAGGTTCATGGCAAGGTCACAGCCTTCGAAATGAAGAGTGCTGAGATTTCTTATCCACAAGGAATGAAGTTCGTTCGTGTCGAACAACTCGAAATTCCTATGTCGCTGAAGCAGTTTGGCTATGGTCAAGCCGACAAGAACAAGTCAGAACAATTCTTGCAACGCTTTATGGACTACATCATCCATGAAGGCAACGATGGAGAACTGCTAGAAGGCGAAGCACGTCTCAAGCACTTCGGTTTAGATCCTAAAAAGAGCTCAGACAAGTTTGAGAAGTTCCTCGATGCAGCAACTGAAATTTGTATGGAGCTTCGTCACACATTAGGACTTGAGCTCGATCTAAGCTTAGGCAATTTTGGTATGCGAGGCGAGCAGCCAGTATTCCTCGACCCCGTCATCGATGCGTTTGGCGTTGGCGATGAACCACCACTTGAAATCAATAAAGTATTAGGACCAATGTACCATGGCTAAAAAGATTTATTACAAAGGCTTCTCATCACGCAATGCGTCGAAGCCCGGTGGCTCGTTCACCTTGACCAACAAGGAACTGGTCAATGAAGATTT